CATCCTGACTGCGTGTCTGAAAGGTTTCGTGTCAACGTACACGGTCATCTACATGCTAATCAGGTGATGAGAACAAGAACCAACATGGTTCATGGCTATATGACTGGTCTCGTTACTGAACCAGATCCTCAATATCTCTGCGTATGTGTAGAGCAAACCGACTTCACACCTCTTCACTTCGATGAGGTAGAAGAAAGAATTCAACAACGTTGGAAAGATACAGGATACGAAGGTCCTGTAAAAGCATGGGGAAATGGAAGTGGACCTAATTAAATGAGTAAAATGATTATTGCTTTCTTGTCATTGTTTGTCATCTTTTTTACAAGCATTGATATTTTCCGTCGGCTGACCGGAAAAGAAAAGATAAAAATGTTGGCCGTGGCCGGTTATTCTTTTGGAGTCACCGTTCTAGTAATGTTATTTGTTGCGTCTATTGTTATTTTGTTCTAAAGGAAAAGTAAATTATGAATCGTATTGCAAAGATTGCCGTTCTCGCTGGTCTGATGGCCACGACTGCTGCATGTACTCGTATTGAAACTGGTGAAGTTGGTGTTCGTCGCTCGTTCGACAAGACCATTGAAACAACTGAGTTGATGCCTGGTTCTATCAATCAGACAATGTTCGGTGATGTCATGACATTCCCTACAAAGGATGTTCAGGTTGATGTCTCTGACTTGACTCCACTCGCTTCTGATAACTCGACAGTTGCCGACTTCGATATGGCTGTCATCTACTCGATCAATCCTGGTTCTGTTGCAGAACTCTACATCGAAAAGAACCGTGGCTTCCACGCTGATACCGAAGAAGGTGACACCCTTCTAATGTACAACTACATTCGTCAGCTCGGTCGTAATGCTGCCTATAAGGTTGCACGCAAGTACGAGTCCTTGAAAATGGCTGATAACCGTGCAGAGATCGAACAGCTTGTTCGCCAGGAAATCGTTACGCAGCTTGCTTCTGAGAAGCTTGACGGTGCAATTTCAATCTCTCAGGTTCTTGTTCGTCAGGTAAAGCCTGCTGCGAACATCGTAGCCTCAGCCAACCAGTTGGTTCAGGCACAGAACGCCGAGAAGCAGAAGCAGGTAGAGGTTCGCACCGCAAAGTTGGAAGCAGAACGTATTGCCGCTCTGAACGCCAATGCTGGTGCAACAAAGTACATGGAAGCAACTGCTCTCGTGACGATCGCCGAAGCCGTGAAGGAAGGTAAGGTTTCTACCATTATCGTTCCTTACGACTTTAAGGGTATCGTCAACGTAAAGTAAGCATGTACAATTAATCGGTGGTAGTGTATACCAGAATCAGGAGGAAATTATATTATGACAATGCATCTTCTTGGTCCTGCTTACACTACCACTCATCATGGCAAGCGTAAGTCTAAAATGACGACGTCCAAGTATACCAAAATTGGTTTGGCTTGGCTCGAAGACTGTAAGTTTTGCAAGCGTATTGGTGTTAAGCCAAAGACGTTCGAAGAATATCAGCAGTACCGTGCTGGCAACTATAAGCCTAAGCTTCGTGGCACACCGATGCCTGATTACAACGTATCAGATCATCGTAAAAAGTACCCATCTCAGAACGAGATCGGTGTACACTACGCAAAGAATTCCTCTTACGAGAAAGAAAAGCTTGCCGTCAGCGGCAATTATATCATCGGCCAAGCCTATAACAAAGGCGGACTTGTTGTCCTTTCCAAGTCTGAAGCGGCCGATCCGGCAACTGGTAAGAGACGCGGTTGAGCATCGTGTTCCTCCTCTCATCGTTGCCGTTCTTGGCGATCTTGGGCTTCTTCCTTTGGGTCGGGTTCAAGGTCGCCAAGCATTTTTTTAAATTCGCTCTTTACGGTTTTCTTTTTATTATTTTGATTCTTCTCGCTTTAGGGGGTTTACAAAATTAGTTTTTTGTAGTAAGATGAACCTATGATTGACCATACACCAACTTATTCCGCCTTTCGTACGCCGCTCGCAATGGCCGGTATCGATTTTTACGACCATCATTTGGTCGGTCTGACATGGCCATATATAAACTGTAAAGGCAAACAGTATCACGTCACGATGCTTGATCAAGGTTGGGTGTGTGACTGTCCTGGTTTCAATTTCTATAATAAGTGTAAGCACATTACACAAGTGCACGAAAAGGTGATAGCAGAATGATTGTTCAAAACGCAGCGACATGCTTAAGTTGCGGAGACTTTATTGTCTCAAAGCATCGCCATGATTTTGTAGAATGCACATGTGGTGCGATCGCAGTCGATGGCGGCCAAGATTATCTTCGACGTATAGGTGACTTTACGAATGCGACTGATCACTCATGGTCTATAGACAGTGACTTATATTTCGATTGCGCGCAGGCCGTAAGCGACGCTCTCGATACAGGAAGAAACAATATCGGAGTCGCGAATGCTGTGTTGCGTAAGCTTCGTGAAGCTGGTCGTATTGTTGCCGAGCACGAACAGCGTATCTTTGCCAAGAACAAGAACCTCGACGAGATCATGGTTGAAGAAGCCGATGGCACCATCAACCGTTATAAGAAAGTTGTAGAATGAAGGAAGCTTGTATCGTCGGATTTGGAATGATCGATGCTTTAGGCGATAATCCCATCGATTGCTGGGAAAATATGCTTAACGATCGAGACTTCCATAAGCCTATTGAACCTCACGTACAAGAAGGACATGGATTGAAAGTCAAGTATGGCTTTTATCCTGAGGTCGAGATCGACGAGAATTTTACTAATCGTACAGTCCATTATGGAATGTATGCCGTCGAACAGGCTATTCATATGTCAGGTTTACCGCACTCCTCAAACGTAGGAGTAATCTTCTCTACATTAACGGGCGGGAATACATCGAAAGCCCGTGCACGTGCAATAGGAAAGCCTTTAAAGCCAAAGCAAGGACTAAAGGTTACTATCGATTATTTGTGTAGCAATATCTCTATTAAGTATGGTTACACTGGTATCAACACGTGTGTGTATTCTGCTTGTGCTACCGGTCTCGTAAGCATCGATTATGCCATGCGTTTTCTTGATGAATATGACTATGTAATTGTAGGAGGTTCTGATGCAGGAGTAAATGATCTTGACTTAGGCTTTTTCTCTGCAATGCGAGCTATCGGTACGAAGTCAATGCCGTTCGATAAAAATCGTGATGGTTTTATTATGGGAGAAGGCGCAGGTTGCATCATTCTTCAGTCTCGTAAGAAAGCTGAAGAGATGGGTTCGAAGATTTATGCTCGTATTACTGGAGTCGCAAACGCTTCTGATGCACTCGATCCAACTTCTCCTTCTGGCACAGGAGCAAGAGCATGCCTTGAAAAACTGAATCTTGAAGGTGTTGATAGCATCAACTCGCATGGCACGAGTACACCGCTTGGAGATATTTCAGAATACAATGTGGTTCGCGAGTTTACCGATGCGCCGATATATTCCAATAAAGGAAAAATTGGACATACTTTCGCTGCAGCAGGTGTACTTGAAACGATTTACAGTGTACTGTCTATTCAGAACGGTGTGATTCCTCATACCGCTGGTTGCAAAGACACTGATATGGATGTGGTGATGGAGAACATCGAGACTGACGTCAAGAAAGTTCTTGTCAACTCGTTTGGGTTTGGTGGTAAATGTTGTTCAATTATTGTTGAAAAGGAAAAGTGAAATGAGTAAGTATACGATTGATTTAACTTATGAAATGGCTGATAAGATTGTTGTTGACCAACTTCGTGATACATGGGATACTTTGCGTCGAGATCTTGGAGCAAATCATCACATCTTTGTATGGGATGATCAGGAAGCTGATGATATAGAGATCCAAAAACATATCGACGCGCTTGAGATTGTGCTAAAATGGTACTCAACTCCTGATCAGTTGATAGAAATGGGATTGAAAGACGATGCCTAAGTATCTTGTAGAAACAATCTCGATGCATCGGATTCGATATGTTGTCGATTGTGAGAGTGCTGAACATGCAAAAGACACAGTCACGATGAATGAGGCGGAAGAGTTTTCTCAGATGCATATCGACGAGTTAGTCACTTCTGCTCGCGTAATCGATGATGCAGAGTATCTTCGTGTATTTGACGAGGACAATGATTATCTTCGTGAATGGTCAGACGAACAAAAGTTTAAGTATGTGCACGAAGTGGTCTATGATACTCCGAAACCAGATATGAAAGAACTTGATCCTGATCTACGTGACTGGGAATACGATGGGCTTGGTATCAAAGTCTGGAAAGGCACAAATATTCGTTATGAGGTAGAAAATAATGGAACAGAATAAAGTATATACAATTAAGCTCATGTCGGGCGAAGAGTTGATCTCTCGTGTCAAGCAAGAAGACGGAGTCACCGAGCTCATTAAGCCTCGTACAGTTGGTATGGGACCACAAGGATTTGCGATGATGCCATGGATGATGTCAGCTCCTGATAACAACGTCGTTATCTCTGACACTGTGATCGTCGGTGCTACTGAAACGAGTGCACAGGTTGCTACACAATATCTGAAACAAGTAACAGGGATACAAGTATAATGTTAGAATGTTTAATTATGGGCGACTCGATCGCCGTTGGTACTAAAATGTTTGCTCCGAAAGAATGTGTATCATATTCGAGGGGCGGTTGGAATACTTGGCAATGGAACAAGAAGTGGGGTAAAACTTCGCTTGAAGCCAAGACAATCGTAATCAGCCTCGGAACAAACGATCATAGCGGCGTTGATACGAAAAAAGAGTTGACAAAAATTAGAACTCGTGTTAAGGTAGGCAATGTAGTATGGATTATGCCTCCTTGTAACAAAGGCTTTTGCAAACCTAAGGTCAACGCCATAGTAAAAAGCATTGCCGTAAGCTACGGAGATCGTATCATTGCTACATCGTATGTTCAACCTGATGATATCCATCCATCGTGGCGTGGATATAAAGATCTCGTAAAGAAAGCTGGACTGTGACACTTTTCGTTTTTATAGTGTTCATTATTGGAGTTACAGTGTATGGTATCCTTACCAATAAGATTACTCCAGAGGAACGCGATGAAATGTTAAACGATAAGGAAATGTGGCCGTGAATTTATTCATTCTTGACAGTGATCCTGTCAAAGCAGCACAATTACAGTGTGACAAGCATGTCGTGAAGATGATCGTCGAGAGTGCTCAGATGCTTTCTACAGTGCATCGTATGCTTGACGGCGAGCAGTGCCGTATTCCTTCAAAGTCTGGTAAGACGATGTCGAAGGCATGGACTCTGCCTGACGAACGTGAAGATACATTCTATCGTGCAGTGCATATGCATCATCCTTGCACGATTTGGACTGCACAAAGTAATAATAACTACACTTGGCACTGGATACACTTCGCTGCTCTCTGCGACGAGTACACGTATCGCTATGGCAAGGTTCATAGCACTGATACATTGCTTCGCGAAGCTTTGAAGCAATTGCCTCGTAATATTCCAGTCGGTTACAAGACTCCTCAGCCGTTGGCGATGAAGGCTAATCCTGAGTGTATCGACTACAATGATATCGTAGGCTCTTATCGTAAGTTCTAT